CTTCTTCATTATCGCCCGCACGTTTTTCCCGGTCCAGATCCAGTCGGGCTTTTTGCAACTGCAACTGAATCATCTTGAGTTTCTTGTTCATCTTGGCTGTTTTAGCAGTCAATGCGTGTCCCAGCATGGCACCTGCCACTGCAAAGATTTCACTGGCATAGCGGCTGTCGATCTGCATGCCAAGATCCATCAAATCATCAAATGTTTCTGTGGCTTTTTGTGCCAGTTCGTCCATGTCGCCATCACTGGCTTCTAGATCACGCACACCGGGCAAGGCAGCGTCAATCTTGTCAATGGCATTGTCAATTTCAGTTATGGCATATTGCGTGGTGGCAATATCCGGCACAGTTTCGTCTGTATCGGCAGTGCTAGACGGCAAGTCGAAGAGTTCTTCTAATTTTTTAGTCATACCATATTTACCGCTTTTGCGGTATAGTGCGGCTTATTTTCCGCCGTTACGAAACATGTCTTCTTCGGTAATTACACGGAATTTTAAACCGTTGCGGTTGCACCATTTGGTTGCAGAGTCCCATTTGGCGTAGTTGATGGCCACAACCATGCGGTCTCTGTTGTTCATTTTACTTTCAATGATGCTTTGTTTTTTGGGTTTGATTTCGATCACTTCTGCAATCAAGGTGTTCTGACGTGTTCTGTAAGTGATCAAAAAATCCGGTATGTAGATGCTTTGTTTTCCTGTTACAGGATTGCGATAAGGGATCTGTATGCTTTCACTGGCCCACTGCATCACATTGTCGTTGTTGTCTAGGAATCGCATAAAACTCAACTCCCAGCCTGACCTATAACGTGGCACACCTTTGCCCACATATTTGGCAGGATTTTTTACAGTGTAGGGTCCTTGCGCAAACTTGCTCATGCCCGGACATTTCGTGCCGCATAGTAGTTTGGCTGCACCGGTTGTGACACGCCAAGCAAAGTGCTGTTGCTACGTTGATTGTTAAGATAGTAGGCCAGAGTCAAGTTTAGTTCTGCAGTGTTGGCAGTTGTTTGCATCTGCTGTAACAATGATAACGCAGGTATACTTTGTTCATTGGAAACTCTGAACAGTGCAGTGGTAAAGTTGGCAGCGGCTGCCACTGTGGTGCATGTTGTCTTGAAGTAACTAAGAACTGCATCATATTCATTACTGTCAACAAACTGCTCATATCCGTAAAAAGCGTCAAACACTCTCACAGTGAGATCTAAATTGTAGTTGGTGTTATTAACTGAGTTCATGTGTTAGCCAACCTTAAAGTCTTTGCCAAATACACCAACTGTGGGAGGCGCAACAGTTGATTTAGGAAATAACATACTGTTGGCAGAGTTTGCCGCGTTGCGCATTGCGCCCGGTAAACTGTTGCGCAACACATCTTGCTTGACAGCATTTGCATCATTGCGTATGATATTGCTGAGTGGTGTTTTCTTCAGAGTTTGGTTTACATTCAGTGCTTTTTGTACACCACCAATCACATTGGCAAGGCTGCCGCGACCAGACATCAGTGCAGTCAAATCTTCGTAGATGCCCACGCCTGCATCCAGTAGGCCGCCTTGTCCCAGCACAGTTGACTGACTGCCAGGGCGCGAGATTGAACTGCGAATTTGATCGTAACGATTGGGATCAGCAAAGCCGACCACATTGGTATCAGGACGCACAGCACCAATGGCACCTGAATAGTACTTGACAGTTTCATACCGTATTGTCACAGTGTGTGTCATAACACCGTTGCCTTGACTGTAGTCATAGGTGTCGTGTTTCCAGTCTGTGATCATTGGATTCACCAGTACATAGGCAGCAAACTTGTGCTGATTAAGTCCGTAAATTTTGATATCGCGAAAGAAAGGTGGCTTACCTTCTGGAGCAAATGTTCCATCAGTATAACTTTCACCTATATAACCCCAGTCATTTACAAATCTATCGTTGCTGTAGGTGTCACGTGTGTTGTAGCCAAATCCTGTTGGAGTTGTTTGTAAACTACCAGAAGTTCCGTTGGTGTTTGGCACACCTTCATACTGTTGCACAGGATCTTTGTAGTAGTAACTGAAGTAGTTGTACCACATGTTGCGAATTAAATCGCCACCATCATCATTGAATGTTATGGTAACAGGTTGATATTCAATTTTACTCTGTACCAATCGCTTGCGATTGTACTGATTCATTGTGTCAACTGATATTTGATAACTGGGCAAGTCAATGGTCTTGACTGACAGGCCAATGCTGGCAGCATCGCCGTTGCCAACCATGGCTTGCAAGAATGGGATTGCACCAGAATTTAAATTGAAGAATGTGTGGAAGTTGAACTTGAGTCGTGGTGCAAGTTCGTATCCATTTGTACGAAAGGTTTTACTGGCATGGGTATAATCTCTTAACCCGTTGTCGCCAATAAAACCTTTTAGAAAGTTTTGTCCAAAACTCATTAGACTACTTAGGCGCCTTGCGTGCCACCCAAGCCAGTTACTGTGCCTAGTGTAGTGCCAAGGATGGTGCCTGTTTCGCCAACACCACCACCAACAACCTGGTTGGCATTGTCAAAGGTAATACTCAGTGCAATGGTCATTGCTTCACTGGTTGCGTAATTGGCATCACCATAGTTTACTTCTTTCAAGTAGCAGCCATACAATTCCCATGATTCAAGCACAGTTGGAGCAACAGCACCATTGCCACCGTCAAGTACTTCAAACTTGGTTGTGAACTTGTAATCTGCACCTGCAGCCGCTGATGCCATTTCAAAGAAGTCCAATTGTTTCTGCAGTTGTGATCCAACCAGTTGTTGTACATTGGCTCCGGCATCGTCACGCAAGTTGCAACTTACATCACCCCATGAGTGCTTGCCAGCCATTTTAAGAGTGGAGTTATAGATTGGAATATCTATATTTTCAAATGTCACTGTTGGGCGTGTAAAGTCAATGACTTGTTTGGTCATCTCGGTAACCGGACCACCTTGCACACCAAAATTTTCAAATATCACTCGGAAGCGATATTTTAATTTTGGCATTAATATGCCTGTACTGCCTTGGCTAGCGTCACTTGCCAAGGGTACTGTCATTTTGTTTAACGATGCTGAAGCCATAATTTTTATCCTCTGTTACTGTTATTTATGTTATCTATGCGTGACTAAAAATAGGGACCTGGTCCCTATTTTATTAGCCGCCGGCAGCAATTTCCCCAGTGTTCTTGATACGCACTGGAATGTAGATAAACTCAACTGCCTTGACTGGCTCAATAGCAATATCAACATACAATTCGTTACGATCTATACGTGCAGGAGTATTGTTTGACGCATCACACACCACTAGATAGTCATAGAGACCACGTTTAGCAACCAGGTCAATCATTAGACCGTCAATTGCGTTCTTGATCTGATTGCGTGTGATCTGATCATTTGGTTCAAACAAGAACTGCTTGCCAATGATGTCCAGGCGTCCACGAATAAATGCTACCAAACGTGCCACATTGATGCGGTCCAGTGCTGTGGTGTTACTTGTGGTTGTTTTGTTACCAAAGTTAGTTATACCAATGCCAGGAATAAACGTAATTGGGTTGATTGCATTTTCATACAGCACATCACGCAGGCCTTGACGTACTCCTAGCGGTTGGAATTCACCTGTGGTAGAGTTGACATAGCCAAGCTGTACAGCGTTGTCAATCACACCACGACGTGTTCCGGCTGGAGCAAACCAAGGAAATGATACTTCATCACTGCGAATAATTGTACGTATCATCATGTGACTTGGTGCTGTTACTACTGGACTGCCACTCAGGTCAGTTGTTTGACAACTTGGATAGAATACACCCATGTACTGATTACCCACTGTTAGACCGTCACCTGTGTCTAGTCCAAGGCCGTTGTTGTTACTGGCCCACAACAAGATATCTTGTGGATCCAAACGTAGTGGTGTGTCACCAATCACAAAGCCTGTGTTGTTGCGCTCGTTGTTGAGTGCAATCATGTTTGGCATCAATTCTGGATAGGCCGGAGTTGCCATCAAGTTGAATTGACGCTGTTCTTCACGCACGTCTGTGTTTACATCAATACCCGACTTCAATGCAGCCACAATCATAGCACGTTGTGCTTGACGTCCCATGTACGGAGAACCATTGGCTTTTAGACCACTGGCTGTGACCCAGGCATTGGTCACTGCGGGCAGTGTATCATCTGGATAGGTGTCTGCGTTAAAGTAGTCAACCTGGAAACTCTTGACATTAAATCCTGAACGGCGTGAGTTGAACAACAACATGCCTTGTGGATACAGTGATGGATTTGGTGCATCCAGGTCCAGGTAATCACTGACCAACAAACTGGTGATAGTTGGGAACGGTGCTGTGATAGGATCTGTGTCACCGTTTGGTGCCCAACGTGCATCAGCAAACAACACACCATTTTCTGTGGTTTGGTCAGTGTTGTCGATGGCCACCCATTGATCGACACCATTCACTGGCTGCCAGCGATATAGTTTAGGATAGTTTTCCAAATCACTTGTGTCCACCCATAAGTCACCGTACACCAATGGTGATTCTGCTGTGTTGGTCTGTGTGGTAGGCGCAGTGGCGCTGATAATTGGGCCTGCGGCATTTGTGTTGCTCAAATCAAAACCACGAACATCGTTTGTTACATTCTGATAACCTTGCCATTCGCCATTGTCTTGGATCAAGATGTCAACGTCATCAACAGCACTGTAGTACCATAAACGACCTTCTGCTGGATCTTGATCCGGTGCGGCTGCACTTGCTGTGTAGGTAAATGTTGGTGTGGTAACCCAGTTACTTAGTCCCAAGCCGAAGGCTACACCATCTACATAGTTGGTTTTTACTCCAGTTACGCTGGTATTAAATCCGGCTGTGGTAACTGGTGTACCAATTATGTTACGCAATACTATTGTTCCGCCAGCGGACTGTGTAAACACCACAGCGCCTGCACTGTTAACAGTGGCACTAACATATGGAACATTGGCAGCACTGACTGCGGCAATAAAGTCCTCAACTGTGGTTCCTTCTAATGTGGCCGTTGCACTAGCAATAGTAGTAGTGCCAGGTTGAGTAGCCAGAATTGTAAATGAGTTACCAGACACAAACGGCCCTGGGGTAGTGTCATCACCTGTGATTTCTGTTGCACCAGTGGCATATCTTTCAAATATTGTAAAACTTGATGTGTTGTTGTTTAATATGTTTGCATGAGCATATGTAGATCCAGCAGGAATATTTTTTCCCCCACCGCTTGGATCAGTTTCATACAACGCTTCAGATTCGGTGAGGTATACTGGACATGCTTGTGCAACAAATGCACCAAGAATAGAACTGTATTTTTTAACAACTATCTGAGTACCTTGGTTTACATCAGAAATCTTTTGCCACACACTGCCAGTTGGTGCTGGTTGTGTTTGAGTTGCACCCCATCGCGGAACTGTGTAACTTGGGCTTACTTGATAGGTAGGAGCAAAATACTCGGTTGCTGTGATGCCCAATGTTGTCAGCGCAGTGCCGGATATGTTGGCTATCGAAACAATACCAGTGTTGGCTGTGCTGCCATCGTTTGTGGCAGTGGAATCAGCATAGATGTACAGTTTGCCGCCAATGGTGGCTGCATACACACCGGTAATGGCTGCGTCGTTGATGGCATCAGCAATGCCATCCACTGTGTTGTTAGGAGCAACAGGAACTGTGATTGTTACATCATTAACAGAGAAAGTTTGTGCGGCAGTTAACGTGGTTGGCGCTAATGTACCACTCACTGTGGGCCAGGCAGTTTTCCATTCGTCGCTGCCAATTGTTACCCAGGTATTGTACAAATCTGACAGTGCAGTAGCACTGGTCTGTGCGGATGTTGGCCCACCACGTTTGTAGTAGCCTGGATTAAATGTGCTGGTTGCAGTGACAGCGTAATCACCAATGCTGCCAACTGTTTGTAATGGAACTGTTGTGCCAGTTTCTAACTGTAGTGTACTGGTGATCACAATCGGAGTTTGAACAGTGAATATTCCGGTTGTGATATTCCATTGGAAAATACCCCATTCAGTGTTTGCAGTGTCTAACCAATAGGTATTGTTGTTGGGAGCGCCTAGCGGACGTGATAGCGACGCTGTTAGTTCTGTCAAGTCAATGTCAACACGTTGCACATACGCACGATTACTTACACCCAGTGCAGAGTATGCTGCCAACAGGCCGTATTCGTTTAGTTCGTAGCCGTTGATTGGTGTGCCAGCAGTGGTCTTGTAGAAGAATGGATTGCCAAAAGTAGCGGCCAAATCTCGCTGACTGGTCATTAAATAAACACGGTTAGCATTCGCTGCCAATGTTCCCGGTGCAACGCCAACTCCAGCGGCACTGACTTTGTTCTGTGCCGTTGCTATTAAAATATATGGTACTGAATTGGTAGCAGCAGGGATATATTGACTTTCGTCAATAATCGTTACTTCTACGCCTGGGGATACTAATGCCATGGTTAAATCCTTTTTCTAAGTTTTAATATTTAGCACCTATGCAGAAAAAACACGATCATTACACCCTTTGCAAAGGTTTTTGTCGCTAAATACTACATGCAAAGACCCGTATGCCCTGCTTGTAATCAAAGATTGTGTGCTGTAAACTATCATCGTGATGGTGTGCCGCATTATAGAACACGCTGTGACCACTGTATTAAGAAACAACGTCGAGCGAAGCCGCCTGAGCCTCGTTGGAAAGCAAGTGGTTATAAGAAAAAAGCCACATGTGATAGATGTGGCTTTAAATCCAAATACTCTGCGCAAACGTCAGTGTATCACGTAGATGGCAACTTGCACAATACCGGTGTTAACAATTTGAAAACAGTGTGTTTAAACTGCACAGTTGAGATCAAGAAGTCTGATTTGCCCTGGCGGCCAGGCGACCTGATGCCTGATTTATAACAGTTTGTATTTGCTTGTACAGTGAGTCAATGCTGGAGTTGTTGTGCAACACAAAATCAAAGTCAGTACCCACCCAGGCTGTTTCGCTAGCATGAATGCCTTCCGTCTTTAGCCAGGCCCGTGCTTTGACATCACCCTGATTTGCTTTGGCAGCAATATCAGTCCAATGTGGTTGAACACCTCGCTCAATACGGAGTATAATGCCGCCCGAGGCACGTAAGGATTTAATTTCGTTGGGAAAACGGCAGTCGCTGATCACAACATTGTCTTCACTGTTACGCAGTTTGTTTTCTAAACTGGCAATCCAAATATCATCATGGAATCCGGACCGACACACTTCTGTGCCCCATAGCTGTAGCATTAAACGTGGCGTCAAGTTGGGCACGTTTAAACGTTTGGCCCACCATGAATCCACCTGTTCTCTCCATTCTCGAGCCTGTGCTGTTCGTCCTTCTAGCAGGGTACGATCCCACCCAAACACCTGTGCCACTGCATCTTTAAGGCTGTTGGCAAAACTTTCACGCCTGTACTCGTGGAAATTCACCAGGTAGTCTGCAACAGTATCTTTGCCAGATCCAATAAATCCGCATACGCCAATGATCATGATAATTCCGTTACATTTAAATGTTTGAGTGTGGTTTGCAACAATTCAATTTGTCTACGGCAGTCTTCTAACGCATGATGACTTGTAGGCGGTTTGGGCAGTCCTGGCCATAAAGCAAATACTGTTCTTGAATCTCTAACTGCATAAAACTGCCACGGAATTGGTTTTCCGTAACTTTTATAAGCATGTTCCAGGATGTTCATGTCATATGTGGGACCTTGTGCCCAAACACGATTGCTTTGCCAAATTAGCCGGCCCAACTCATCCAATGCTTGGTCTAACGGAATTCGGTCTTGTTCGTGAAATGCTTCATCACGTGCTGCCGCAGGTTGAGTTGCCCACCAGTCAATTGTGCCTTGTTGGATTGATCTATTTTCTTGGCTCTCCAGTGTGATACGAGCATAGTACTTGCGCTCATTGTATCCGGAGCCCAATGGATCAAAACTCTGGGCCGCAATGGTTAGTATTGTGGTGTCAGGGCCGGTACCTAAACCTTCTAAGTCAATCATTAAATCTGCCATGTGTTATTATAACACACAACAACGTAATATGCAACAGATGTTTAACCGATTACCCAACTCAGTGGCTGTGAACCATCCACATAGTTCTTGAGATCTACTAGCAGTGCTTCCATTTGCGCTGTGGCTTCACTTTTCATTGCGGTACCGTTTAAGGTGCCGCCACCCTGTGGACCAGCAATGGTGCCAAATTTCTCACGTGCTTCGCCAATGATCATTTTACAGTTGGCCACCATGTAGTCACGGATCCATTGGCTGATTTGAAAGTCACTCAGCAGGTTGAACTCGGGTTTCAAGTTGTAGGTCCAAAGTAACACATTCTCGCCAGTGCCTTTTGGGTCGCGAATAATCTGCAATTTCTTGGTCACAGGATTCCAAGTGAAGTTCATGTAGCCGCCAAACATACGTGCGGCCAGTTCAACATACTGGCTGTAGAAGTCGTAAGTGGCCAGGCCGCCTGCCACGTTGAAGTTCATTAGATAAACGTTGACACTGGCTTGTGAGAACGGATCAAAGTTTGACGAAAACGGACCAGCTGAATCGCCAAACGTTCTACGGAAAATTTGTCGAACCTGGATGGTTTCTTGCGGCAAGGTATAGATGTTTACATCCTTAACCAACTCCATAAAGGTATAACTTTCTTCATACGCACCCTGAGCACGTTGACGATACACACCTATTGTTTTTTGGTATGCAGCTTCATAATGTTCTGCATCCAGTTCAAGGTCAATGATCTGTGAAGCCAGTTGTAACTGCACATATTCAATGAGATTTTGTTTCAGTGTGTCAAGACTTGATTGTTCTTCAATTGCCATCGTAAACTCCGTTGTTTATATTTATGGTCTTAATCGAATCTGCTTTAATGTTAAATGTACTGGTTGAATTCTTTGCTTTGTTAAACGACACTATGGTGTGTGCATCTACATTTTCTGGGCAAAACTTGCACTGTTCAACGGGATCATCAATTCTATCAATAAATTGTCGACCCCGTGTGGCAAACTCGTCAATTGTAAGTGGTTTGTATCTGCGTAATCCACTCAGCAAGAAACGATCGTGCTCGGACAGATCAAGAGGATATTGCTTATCAAATTCTGGCAACAGTCCGGCTGGACCACATTTGTACAACTTGGCCCAGATAAAATGATAACTTTGAAACTTTTGAAAACCACAGTTTTCGTGTGCCACAATAGGGTCACTTTGATGCAGGGTAAGCTGGCCTTGATCATTGGTCACTATGGCTGATTTACTAAACTCAGTGTACACCCAAACATGTACATGCACACCGTTGCTGTCAACAAACGCATAGTCTGCACCCCAGGTTGCTCTGGTGCCATCGGACTTGAGTGCCTCTTTGCCTTCATAAAATGTTATGTCGCCTCTGAGAAACTTGCGTATCTCTTCAAAGTACTGTGGTAAATCTTCGATGTTATGCACACTGACACCTATCCAATTACCATCTTCTTCTCGGTAGTTTAACAGTGCTTCGTACAGGCCAGGCACATGGTTCAGGCGAGTGCCGTTGGTCAGTACATTTACTTTTTTACCCCACAAGCGATTGAGTCCAATGATCCAGTCGCATATGGTTGGATTTAACAGTGGCTCACCACCCAAGATAGTTACTCGTTGCAGTCGGACTTTTGTGGCCCACTCAGTGTACTGAGATTCATAGTCACTCCAACGTTGCCAACCTTTGAAGTCGTAATCATTGAATCTATTGCACTGTGGACAAGTTAAATTGCAAACATTGGTTATGTAAAACTCAATGTTTGGAATGTATATTCTTGGATCATCTGGGTGCTCGTCTGGAAAACGTGTAGGATATCGCATCCATTACTTACCAGCTCTTGAGTATGATCAAGTTCTCTGTGCCACGTCCGTTAAACGCAGTTTCTGTAGTGGTCAAGTCCTTGTAGATCTTCCTGGCAGCGGGCTTGCCTGCGGCTCCCAGGGCCTTAAGAACATCTGCAGGCTTGCGCA